TTACAAATTTATAAATCCCAATTTTCTTCTATCATCAATTGTGCAATTGAAAAAGTTAAACTTCTCATGGTTTTCACAGTAGTAGCCTTCTGCTGTTCTGGTGAGCTTTGTACAAAGATTAACGATGTTGACATCGAGTCGACGGTAAACAATTTGCTGGTCGTTTCCATAATGGACTGAGCTTGTGTCTCCCGAAAAAGTACTTCCAATGACCAAGTTGAATTCATCAACTTTACAGCGAATGTCTTTGATTTCAGAAGATACAATATTGGGATTCCCTTGATGAAGAATAGCATTGCGCAGGTTATAAAGAACCTCGCCACTTAAATAAGGCATATCAATTCCATACGGACTGTCATCCTTTTCATAAGCGCTAATATATTCATTTGTCCATTTGATATACCTTTTGGTAACGCCGTCTGTTGGATATTCTGCTTTTCCGCAAATGTCAGGAAGTGTAAGTGCCATTCCAAGTGCAGAGAGAAAACATTCATTTTCTAAGCAGATATTTATTTCCTTGACAATTTGTTCAATCATTGATTTTGCTCGCTTTCGACAATTCATCAAGATGCTGAAGCATATTTAATGACATAAAAACTTGTCGATGACATTGCAATATTTGAAGGGTATCTGCACCAGCAATAAAAGAAAGATCGTTTTGCCCCAATAGGAATTTTCGGCCATCATATTTTTGTGGCTGCGATCCTAAAAGATGGCTGGGAGTAATTTCTATTAAAATCGTAGGGGATAATGGAAATAAAATGAGGGAATTTGGATCTTTTAAGGTGTTATCTTCAAAAGAAAAAGATTTTGTAACACAGTTTTTTCGGCATACAGGATTATCACTTGTTATAAATTGAAGCTGAGTTGTATTTTCATAAACAATCCAAATCTTATCAAGTAATGCATTGGTTCGTTCTTCTTGTCGGTTGACGTCAGACATGGACTGCATAAAAATATCCTTGATTTCATCCTTGGAAAAGTCAGCATCGTCTAAAGCGTTTAATAGAAGGGAATGCAGGAATGGTGGAAATGAGGATTTAAGTATTGATTGTGCTTCTTTCTTTCCTCGCTCTATGGATTTTTGACCAATCTGTATGGATTTCTCTAATGCCTGAGGACTGCGGAAAATTTGATGGCAAATAAATACAGAAAGATTGCATTTATCTTCATGACTTAAAACAACAGCAGCGTTTTGAGATGATTCAATATTGCTAATGATATTAGATAATTCTGTGCCGCAGAAAGGCTCAATTACTTCGGCAAAGTAATTTTCCCAATAATTTGGAGTGTCCTTTCTGCAATCAAATTCGTAAACGTTTTTTACAAAACCTACATTTTTAACGGACTGTGTTGTTGCAAAAAAGTTGCGTCCGTCCTTTTTTCGTATCCCGACCCCAATTTGATAGTTCTTGTTTTCAGTGAGTGTAGCAAATCTTCGGAGATATGCTTGAGGAACAATATGTTGATTAACGGTAGGCTTTTTCTTGCTACTCACATTTTACACCTCTCGTTTCCCTGTTACAACCTCATAAATCAAACTTTTCTTATAGCTTTCCAGCTCTTTCACCAGCTGCTCCTTCTTTGCAATCAGCCCGTCAATTTCGGCACACTTGGCATCAAGGTAGTCGGCGATTTCTTTTTGTTCGTTCAATGGCGCATAAGGAATAGGTGTGTTGCGGATAGCGTCAGCACTCATGCCCTCACGATTTCCGCCAGTTTGATACAGGTCAATAGCTAAATGGCCCAAAGTGGAAACCCAAAAATACTGCATATACTTTGGAAGAAAGATAAGAGGGTTTGTACGGATAATACAGACATGCTGATTAACGTTAGCTAAGCCGAGTGTTTTGGGAACAATGCTACACCGGCCAATAGAACCGCCGGTGATATTTAATAGAACATCATCAGGCAAAACACGGGTCGATTTCATGGTGGCATCAACCTCAGGTGAAATATAAGTAGGAGATTCGAGATTTAAGGTGCAATCATAAACGTTTTGACTACGAAGAAAAATTACACCAGAATCAGTATATGTCTCAGCACCACCCGAAGGCGTTTTGCCACTACCGATTTTTGTCACACCCGACTTGATTTTTGTAATGCTCCACTCTGCTGGAATCTCCCCAATCCACTCAACCCCACTATCCTTCATCTCCCGCTTACCACGCACGCCTTTGGTAACAGCCTGCGTAATAACTGCCTGCTTGAGTTTTTTATATTCTTCAATGCTGAATAAAGATTGTTCAAGGATGGATTGAGTTTGAGAACACTTAAAATCCAAATAATTGGCGATATTTTGCTGTTCGAATAATGGTGGCAAGAGTAATTCAATTTCAGCCATTTCATTGTTCATTATTTTGAAACCGTTTATATCTGCTCGTTTATGATAGAAAGCAATATATTCGAGTGCATATTTCAAATAGCGTAAATCATTCGTACCGTTCTTTGGAGCAAGAGTTCCACAAACATTAGTACAGTTGTGCTTTCCCTCGCGCAAAAAAACTGTTCCAGCATTGACTCCATCCGTCGTCCAAGTGAGTTGACTTTTGTCGAAGTCATAAGTTGAGATATATCCTAGACAGCCATTGTTTTTAGTTTGAGAGGAATAAACAGGATAACCGACCGACGTTAGTTCCTGCTGGGAGATAACTCTGCCACGACCAATATCAAAAATACGTTTTACTTTTGTGAGTTCCCACCCCTCCGGGATCTCCCCAATCCATTCAATGCCGCTGTCTTTCATTTTCCGTGCCATGGTCAGCCCTCCTTATGGAACAGCTCTGCCAGCCCGGCGGAGATATCCTGTTCCAGTGCGGTGATGCGTGCCACGATATCCTCCACGGCTTCCGGTGCCTGATACTCGTAGAAATAGCGGGTCATGGGGATCTCGTAGCCCACCTTGGTCTTGCTGTGGTCGATCCATGCGTCGGGGGCGTAGGGCAGAACTTCCCGGGCAAAGTAGGCGTCAATATCCTGCACCAGCGGTACGTTTTCGGTGTCCCGCAGGCTGGTGTCCGGCACAGGCTTGCCGCGCTTCAGAATGATGTTGCCTGCTTCGTCCCGCTGGGGGCGCTCCACAACGATTTTGTTGTAGCCGAACTCCACGCTCTCGAACACCTTGCTCTCGCAATAGATGCCGTTTTTGTCGCCGTACACCTTGCCGTTGGCAAATTCGCCGTAGGCGGTGACGATCAGTTCCCGGCAGGCATCGGTGATGTCGTTGCGCTTGGTGCCGATGCTCTTGCGGCGGGGCTCGAAGCAGTGGCTGGCGTCAATAAGCTGCACCTTGCCCGCACGGTGGGCGGGCTTATCCTTGCTGAGCACCCAGATGTAGGTGGAGATGCCGGTGTTCATGAACATATCGGTGGAAAGCTGGATGATGCAGTCCAGCCAGTCATTTTCCAGAATATACTGCCGGATGTTGCTGGGTCCGCTGCCGGCGTCGCCGCTGAACAGGGGAGAGCCGTTCTGGATAATGGCCATCTTGCCCTTGTTTGCCAGCTTGGCAAGGCCGTTCAGCACAAAAAGCTGCTGACCATCGCTGATCTTGGGCAGACCGGGTGCAAAACGCCCCATCTCGCCCCGAGCGGCCTCGGCTTCCACCGCCTTCTGCTCTCGCTTCCAGTCAATGCCGAAGGGAGGGTTGGAGATGATGTACTGGAAGGTGAATCCGGGAAACTGATCCTCCGACAGAGTATCACCGAACCGCATATTGTTGGGGTCGCCGCCCCGGATCATCATGTCTGCCTTGGCAATGGCGAAGGTGGAGGGGTTGAACTCCTGCCCAAAGCAGGTCACCTCAATGTCGCTGTTCAGCTCGTGGATGCGCTCCTCCATGCAGCTCAGCATCTGGCTGGTGCCCATGGCCATATCGTAAACGGTCATGCTGCTGGTGTCAAGGTCGGCTTCGGACAGCAGCAGGTCGGTCATCAGGTAGATGATGTCCCGGCTGGTGAAGTGCGCTCCGGCTTCCTCGCCAAAGCTCTCGGAGAACCGCCGCACCAAGTCCTCGAAGATGTAGCCGCAGTCCACGGCACTGATCTTGTCCGGGCCGAGATAGCCCCCTTCTCGGAGCCAAACTCCTTGATAACGAGGTAGAGGGTATTGCTCTCCACCATCCGCTTGATGATGTTGTCAAAGTCGAACTTTGCCAGCACGTCCTGTGCGTTGGCAGAGAAGCCGGACAGGTAATCCCGGAAGTTGGACTCAATGTTGTCCGGGTCTGCCAGCAGGGTCTCGAAGGTAAAGCGGCTGGTGTTATAGAACTGGTAACCGGAGGCCTTCTGCAAAAAGCCGTCGATGACCTGCAGCTTTTTCACCTTTTCGTAGGTGTCCAGCACCGCCTGATGGGTGGGAAGCAGGCAGTCGTGGAACCGCTTCACCACGGTCATGGGCAGAATGACCAGACCGTACTCGTGGGGCTTGAACGGCCCCCGCAGCATATCGGCTACGTTCCAGATCATGGCGGCTTTTTCGGCAATGTTGGCACCTACAGCGGTGATCTTATCGTTTGGCATACGTTGCTCCTTGTTTTTGTGATAGGTGGACATCCTGATTTTACAACAATGGGTGTCCTATAAATCGGATGGCAGGGTGCTTCTCCTGAAAAATGATTCTTGCATCTATTGTACCACGATAAAAGTGGAAACACCATATTCCGGCAAAAGAAAATGCCCGCCTGAAAACCAGACGGGCAAATTGTAAATCAAATCATCTTAAAGTACTTCAGTGCATCCCTTTTCAGGAGTCGATCTCGCCCTTGGAAAGCGCGATGACACATTCGCAATGCCGTGTTTATTGAAAAGTGCTAAAAGTTCAAAATTCAATCTGCTGTGGGCACTTCTGGGAACTCAAAACCAACTTTATTCAACGATTTCAATATACCAATACGCATGCGGCTTTGTGCGGTTGTCGGGGGATGGTGGCAAACAGGTGGCATTGCCACCAAACGGAAAAACGTATGTTCAAGCCGATATTCAAAGTGTGTTAAACCGCTTTGAACGTATTATACACTATCCGTTCCAAACAGGCAAGGCGTGATCAGATGGATATAGCATTTTGTTTGGTAACATGGTAAAATGAAGCTGAAAAATATTTTGGATGAGCTGACCCGAACCACGCTCGTGTCAGGTGGTCAGAACCGTGAAATGATTGTGAAAGGTGTAAAAGTCAGACAGTTATTTTCTGAAGTGATCTTCCCCCCACAGCTGGAACAGTTTTTTAATCTGGACAGTGATGAACTGCTGGATGAAAAAATTGAAGTGCTGACAGCCTTGAAAGAAGGTAAGAGCATTTCAGAAATCTCAAAGTTTTATGACATTTTGGAGTTATACCCCAAAGACGGCATACACTGGGATTAAACCCAATAACGAAAAAACGCACTTTTGAAAATCGGATTTCAAAAGTGCGTTTTTTCGTGTTATATGGGTTGTTGTAATTTGAAGTCAGGCAATAAAACCACCTCCAACCAGTGTTAAATCCATACTGTGTTCATCCAGATATAAGTGATGGGTGACTTCCTCAACCATCATATAATTCTGAAGTTTCACATCGCCCAAATCCAGTAGCGTGGGAATCAGGCAACCGGGCCGTACATTGGGATTTCCAACAACGCCTTGCAACTTCAGATTTTTAGTTTTACGGTTGTACAGTTTCAGCAATGCTTCTGCTTTCGCTTTGCCGTTTTCAGTTGCTGTTAAACTTTCATCGAAATATTGCAGCACACCCCACTTGTCCATGTTCGCTTCATCCGATGCAACACACGGGGTTCTTGCGCCCTTTTCGCTATCGTTATACATCAGAACGATCTTGTTATAGGTCTGTTTGTCAATGCTGGACGTATATTTGAAGTCTTCCGTGTTTCCATCATAAACCAGAAAATTAGGAATTTTCATGTTTGCGATATTTTTCAATGTCAGTTTTCCAAAATCATCATACAGCACAAACATTTTCTTGGCATTGGCAAGAGTCAAATCAAGTGCCGTTTCGATTTGGTCAAGAAGTGAACTGTCATCACGTCTTCTGCCGATTACATACCCGGTATCATCCAGAACACCCGTCTTCAGGTGAAAATCATCTGCAACCATCTGAATGAACTGTGTTGCTGTTTTATTGGTGTACTTATAAAACTGCTTGTTCTTCAAATAGCGAATTTGGTCATAAGCCGTCACTGTCAGAAAATGGTCTTTTGTTGCTTCCATGGTAAACACATAGCCCATAAACACCGGCACACCATCTATTTTTAGATGTACCGGGGCACCTTCTTCAAATGCCGGTGCTGTGTTCTTCAACATACTAAAAGACAACCTGCCGGGCGTACTCCGCCGGTGAAGGGACAGTGTTGCATCTTCCTGAACAGATGGAACAAATCCTTCTGTTTTACCTGTGCCAATCAGCAATTCATATTTTCCCATATTCTGCGCTCTCCTGTCGTTTATTGTGATAGATTGCTTCAAACGCTTCAAGGGCCTGTGTATGTAGATTTATCGTATGGCGGTACGAATAGTGCATATCATCCGCTATCGCTACCATGCTCTTTTGCATAACATATCGTTGATAGAGAATTTCAAAATGCTTCAAATTGCTCAGTTGCTCAATTTGTTTTGCACGCATTTCAATTTCCGGCAGCAGTTCAGCAATCTTTGCACTGACTTCTTTTTCAAGCATCTGACAATGCGTTTTCGTTTGTTCGTTGGTAAGGTGCATCATTTGCAGATGTTCCAAAAAGGCCTTTTCTTTTTTGCACTGTTCAACAATAACTCGCAACCTGCGGATTTGTTCCAAATACTCCTTTGCAGTCATGGCAGCGGCTCCTATTCGCTTAAAATGCGTTCCAGTTCAATCAACTTCTTTTCCTGTTCATCCGTTCGGATTCCACTTAGAATGGCGTTACAGGCCAATATGATGCTATTTGCCGTCTTGGTATCCAGTTCGCCCTTATAGGTCATATTTGCCACCTTTGCAAGGGCCTTTCTGATATTATCCGGGGTATCAAGTTTAAGATTTCGCTTTGCCATCATATCACCCCTTTACTGAAAAACATCTTCTATAAAAATCACTGCATCTTTATTATTTGGGTATTGTTCCCCTAAAGCATGGATTGCATCAACGGCAGCATCAATAGAATTAAACTGCCCACACGTTACAATTCGCAACCGTCCAGCGTGTGCGCTATTCCCAATATGTGTCCGTGCAACCCACGAATCAAACCCTATCGGGCATACAAAACCCGTGATAAGGCTTTCTGTACCACATTTCTTTTTGGCTTTTACAATTAGGCGGTCTACCGTTTTCATTTGAACACCTTCTTTATAAAATATGCCGGGGCACTCTCCAAAGAGCATCCCGGCATATCAACACTTTTGTGTTTACTCCGTCTGTGCCTGATAATACAGGGCCTTTACCTTGTTATCCAGAACAAAGGCATCATAGCAAATGCGCCCTTCAACCAGAGAGCCTCTAATGCCCGGCGGGTCTACATGAATCTTGTAGTCTTCCAGCTTAGTGGGGGCAACGGTTGCAGACGGATGGGCAACCATAAAGCCAAAGTTCTTCGGCAGACGGTTTGCCGGAACCTTGATGACCATTGCACCATCAAGATTAGAAATCACACCCTTCAGGCGAAGATCATTACCGATGTCAGTTTCCATGGTAATGTTCTTGCACTGCTTCATCAGCACATACACATCCGGCGTGACAACGACAATGCGGCCCGTTTCCGGCACCTCTGCATTGTCCAGAGCGTTGTTTGCTGCGAGAATTTCAAGATAGATATTCTCTTTGGTAAGAGCCTTTGCAGTGGGTTTATTGCCCGCATTGGCGCACATAACGCCATAGGTATATGCGTCCACTTCAGGAATCACGACTTCCCGAAGCTGGCGTTCCAGAGCGGAAGCCGCCTGAAGATTCTGTGCAGTTTCGTCAGTGTCCAGCTTGTCGATTGCGAAGGTGAAAGAACGGTCTTTAGTGAGGGTCATTTCCTGCGTGGTTGCATCCAAATCTTTTACCACACCATAGCGGGAACCGGTCAAACCGTCCGACGTGTTCCGGCTGTAATCGTTCATTGCGGAAGTGCTGACCTTGTACACCTTCACAGTATGTGCGCCCGTCCAATCGAAATCCTGATTGGTCAGAAGGCTCTTTTTGCTTTCCGTGCTGAACTTTTCATCAACATACGGTAAAAATTTAGTTGCGAGATTGATAGCCATGTTTTGTGCTTCCTTTCGTTAAGTGCGAAGCCCCATAGCCTTTCTCAATTCCATATCGCCCGCCAATTCAGAACTAGGGGCCTGACTGGCACCGGGGCGGCATCCTTTGAATTTGGCTTGTGTGGCATTCGCTTTGTAATCTGCAAATACTTTCTCAAATGTTTCAATGCTCTTTTTCATGGTTTCTTCGTCTGCACAGTTAAGAGCATCCACAATCTGTACAGGCAAGCCCTTTTCAGATAGCAATTCCTTTGCCGTCATGTGAAGTTCACGCCGTGCAAGTTCCTGCTCCCTTTTCGCAAAATCTGCTTCACCACTGTTCTTGGCCTTTTCTTTTGCAAGACGTTCGCCAACAATGCGGTTTACATCTTCCTGCGTGAAAGTCTTTTCCCCTGCGCCCTGTTCAGTTGCCGGGTTCGTGTTCTGATTGATGGTATTATCTTCCATCTTCAAATCTCCCTTCTATTAACGCCTGAAGTTGGCTAATGCAAACAAAAAAGGCATGAGCATAACCGAAAAAATCAGTTATTCCCATGCCTTGATTTCAAGACTAACACCCAAAACAAACAGGGTGCGGTACTCATGCCTATATTGTTCTATGTCTATTATACCACATATAGGGGGTATAGTCAACGAAAATCGGCTTAATCACTGGATTTTTTGGGCTTTGGCACCGTCAAAACCGTATGCAAAAAGCCATCTTTTAATCCAATTTCTTTCACTTTGGTATCAGGAAACAGTCGTTTCACAGCGGCTTCATGCTGCCGCTTCTTTTCCTGTTCATTCTCTGCGTATGCAACCCTGATTTTCATTCTATCACCTTCTATGTAGTCTCACAGCTTGATTGCATCCACAGAGCATCCGTACAGCCTGCACAGCCCAACAAAGTGGTCAACACTGGGGGTTGCCTTGTATGCTTCCCAACGCTTGACAGTCCGTGCATTTACATTCAGCCGCCTTGCAACTTCCTTCAAGGTCAGACCGGCATTCATGCGTGCAGCTTCAAAAGTAATTTGAGAATCAAGCATTTTTTTCAACCTCACTTCTTTATTTAATGTTCAGACGCATTCTTAATGAAATAATACCCATCACCGTGCAGACCATAACAATGCGGCTCCCGGTATCCTTCATAATTCCCGGCTGCATTCCCATGTGCATGGACAGTTTTGCAGAACGGGCAAACAATGTAAACTTGTGTGGGGGTTGTTGCAATTGGATAGACTTCCCAAAACTCACCATTAAACCGGCTGCGGGGGTCTTCCACAAGCATTGCCTTCTTTGGACGATTCTTCAAGCGCATCCCCGCCGGGTAAAAGGTCTTCAGTGTGTCCAGATCAACAAGCACTTCAAGCCCCTTTATTCTGCGTTTTTCAACGTCCTTGATAAACTGATAAATTGGTATCGGCATATTATCACCTTCGTTTCTGTCCATCCGTCCGCTTGATATATATAATTATATATGATTAGCGCCTATTAGGAAAACACACTGTCAAAGGGGTTTGTAGCGGGGGTTAGCCCGCTACTGCGGTATCTTCCGTAGTGTTGATTTCAATGTACCCGGCAATCTTGCGGAGCTC